TGTCTTAGCCTTCTGGTGCTTCTTGATGGCCTTGATGATGTCGGCCTTCAAGGTCGCGTCGCCGAGATCGATTTGATTTTTCTCGGCGTGTTCCTTGAGTTCGGCAACGGTCATGGCTTCGAGCTCGGCAGAGCTCAGTCCCTCACCGGCTTCGTCGGTGGTCTTCTTCTTCGCGCTGGGTGCGGGTGCAGCCAAGGCCGCAGTCTTGGCCTGCACGTCCTCGTGAACTTCCGGGTACAGGCCACCCGGCTTATGCTCGAGACCCATTGTCTCGCGCATACCCGCCGCCGACTTGTTGACGAACGCACCGTGGTTGTTCTCGAACTCGGTTGCGTCCTTGTCCGGATAGCGGATGTCGGACGGCGTCGGCTCGCTGAACGTGCCGGACGTATTTCCAGCCGAGGCCAACGTGGCACCGCCTCCCTCAATCCCCGAACGGGAATCGACCGTCTTCTGCGCCATCTTGGCGTCGTAGGCTTCGCGCTCTTTCTCGCTCATCCCCTCGGTGGGGGCAGGCGCCGACTTTTTGTCATCGGGATCGTCGTAGATCTCGTGCTCACCCTCGACGAAATCCGACTTGTTGATGAGCTTGTACTTGTTGCCCTCAACGTCGGTGTGCTTGACTTTGACAACTTCCATTGTGAAACTCCGCTTTCTGGATTGGAACTTTGGAACAAGAGAGCAACGCCGAGTTTCCCCGGCGTTTTATTTTAGCCCAGCAGCAACGCGATGTGCTCGGCCTTGACGACGCCGACGCCCCATGCGAGGCCGACTTCGTAGCGAATCCGGCGGTACTCACGATAGAGCCGGACTTCGAACGCGATACCGGAAGTCGGATCGACCACCATTTGGAAGTCGTCCGCCGAATCGCCGCCCTCCGGTGCCGCCGGAGCGCGTGCTGCCAACACCAAAGCGTTCGGCGTGAACGCGACGTTGTCGGTGTAGCTGTTCCCAATGGTGAGGCCGGTTGCCGATGCAGGCAGAGCCTGCAACAGACCCGGAGCATTGAGGACGATGGTGCCCGGAGCCGCGACTCCGGTTTTGACGACGTACTTGTTGCTGTCGCCGGTGAACGTAATCACGTCGCCAGCCAAGATGGTGCCGGAGCCCGTGATCACCGGGATCGACGTCGTGCCAACCGGGAAACCGGCTGCGCTTGACGTGTACGCAGTGCCGCCACCCTTGGTGACGATGCCGACACCGGCCGAATAACCAAGGCCAAAGCCCATCACCGTCGTCAGAGTGCGACGCCGCAGGAAGTCATCGGTGTTCGCCTCGTTGGCTTTGAAGAGTACCGATTGCTTGCCTTCGAGATTGAACCGTGCCGCCGACCCGATGATCATACGACGACCGAACTGCGGTGCGCCGTTCTCGTCGAGAATTTTGTTGATCCCGGCAAAATCCGTCAGGTCACCTGCGGTGCCGAACGGAGTGTTGCCAGCCGTGCCATAGGCGCGCGAGGCAGCGTTCTTGGCTGCCGTGACACCGTCGACTTCGATCTGGTTGGCCAGCCAGCGAAACGCCTGAGCGAACTGGTCAGCCAGAATTTGATTGTAGTTGCCGGTCGGACCGATTGCCCGCTGCTCCTCGCCGTTCCAGCGAACCGGGCTGTACTTGGACTTGGTGATGGCAACGGTCTGCACGCCCATGATGACATCGCCGTCATCCGGTGGCACAGAACCCGGAGTGATATTGCCACCCGTTGCGGCCGGGACAACCGGAACGGACACAGTCTGACCGACAGCCGCGCGCTCGACCGAAACATCCCGCTGCATGGCGGGGATGATACCGATAAGCTCACGCGAAACCACGTCCAACCCAGCGTACAGGCTGGGCAGAACGCTAGTGATTGTATTAGCCATGATGGCTCCTTTGGGTTGAAACTAAAAAGGTGGAGGAGGAGGCCATCGGCCAGGGCAGGCTAGTTCCGCCGTCAGCGGAGATGAAAATCCTAAGCGATCTATCAGATCACCTGAATCTTGTCGACCGTCATCGCCTTCATCTGAGACGCTGGATCGAGCTTATTGAAATCGTCTCGTGACATGGTCTTGGCACCCGCGCCGCCACCATTGTTGCCGCGTCCACCAGGGCCAGAGGCTTTTCCCAAGTACGCTTTGCCCTTGGTGCCAGCCCAGTCAGCAACATAAGTTGGAACTTCGACCTCGCCCATGTCGGTGGCGAACACCGGGACGCGATCGCCTTTTTCCGTCTTGTTGACCTTGATCGACGGACGTAAACTTGCAACGGCACCGTCGAGGAGTTCAGGCTGCACGCCGACTTCAAGCAGTGAGTCCTTGAGTTTGCCATCGACAGTGGTGCGGTCGATGTAACCGTCGCGCTCTTGGATTTGAGCTTGAAGCTCCGCTTCGCGGGCTGCCGCCTTTTTCGTAACGTTCTCGAGTTTCTTTTCCATGACCGCTTTCATAGACTGCACATGTTCGTCGGCTATCTTTTTATTGTTCGGGTCGTTCGGGTCCAGGCCCGCTATCGTGGCCAGCATCTCCTGGTATTTCTCCGGATCGAAATCCTCCGGGATGATCTTGATACGCTCTTCGAGCTCGGCCAGTTTGGCTTTAAGCTCGTCTCTCTTCTTGACGTTCTCGCGGTTGGCCGTAATGACGCCGCGGACTTTGGGATGATCGTCGATACCGTCAAGCTCCAGAATGAACTTGCCCTTGTCGTCCGCCTTATAGAACTCCTTCAAGGTCGCGGGTACATCGGCCTCAGTCTCGATAATTGCCTTAACGCCCATCGGGCTCTCCTCATGTTATGTGGCGCTCGGCCACGTTTGGAATTTTAGTGTCCGTGAATCTCGTCGAAGTAGTCGTTGACAAATTTCAGCACGCGCGCCTTGGCCCTGTCACTGGGCAGCACGGTTAGAGCTTGGAGCACTTCAGTGAGTGCGACAATGCTGTTGGCTCCATCTGTCGTAACGCCGACATCATGGATTGCTGCCGGTACTGCATCCTTGACAGTGGCAACTGCCACGACTTGCTTGCGATGCTTTGCCATGGTCAAACTGCCGGTGACTGTGGTGGAGGCGACGGCTTCGGCAACGGATTGTTTGGTGGTGGTGGCATGAAAGGAAACGGCAAACCTGATGGATTGGACTCAGGCTCGGACATTGGCTTCGGTGTTGCGGGCTTTGGCTGCGGCGGCTGCGGTGTCACACGCGGCAGTGTTGGCGGCTTTGGTACAGCTTGCTCAGATACTGACCCGCGCTCGAACTTATATTTGAAAACAATACCAGCCACCCGCGACTCGGAAATCTTCAGTGCGGCGGCAATCTCAGGACGAGACGCACCCTCGCGCCAGAGCGCGCGCATCGGCTCAATCAGATGAGCATTTTTATTTCGCTTGAGCTTGGGATCATTTGGATCAAGCGACGCAACATGCTTTCTGCGGTACATCCTGGCGTCTAACTTCATTAGCTTAAAGAGCTTTTCCTGAGCGTCCATCATGGCTCATTCTCCTCATGCTCTGAAAAGATCCACCATCGCTGCGTTGTTGCCGGTGCCCCCGTCACCGTCCGAAGAAAGACCATCGAGCAAATCATCAATGACTGAATATGACGTATTGACTGACGAGCTCATGTCATACTCGATAGCCACCGAACCGGCCTTGAGCATCTTAATACGTTGCGAGTTATCCGGCTGCATCGAAGCCGGAGCCACGATCTCGCGGTAGGTGGCTTCAGCCACGGCTTGCTCAATCTGTGTTGGAATCTCGTCGATCGCAATGGGCAAGCCTTCGCCGTCGACGATCTCGGTCATATAACTGTCCGAGACGAAGACTCCGTTCTGCATCGATCCGGCCTTGCGAGGCCAATATAATCCTTGCTCGGATTCGTAGGTGCGCACGCCTTGCCAGACTTGCCATTGGTCAATGGCTCTCGTCGCTCGCACAATGGCCGCCTCAACCTGTTCATCGGAGTAGGTTGAAATATCCCAGTTCATCAGCTCGGCATAGGTGTCGAACTCCGCCCTGGTGATATAGCTGTTCGCGGTCACAACGCCTGCACCCGTTTCGACGATGAGAGCCATCGGTCAGCCCTTTTTGTAGGACGGCTTCTTTGACTTTGTCGCCTTTGCGCCAGCAGCGACACCAACTCTGCGACCTGACGTGGTCGAAGCCTTTTGCGCGCCGACCTTGGCCATCTTCATTCCAGAACTCTTCTTCGCCATTTTCAGTTCCTCTCGTTGTTACCCACCGACCAGCAAAATCAAAATGATGACCACGACAAACAAAACAACAATGAGAATGATGCTCCTTCTCTCGAACCGCATGGTTGCCACTACAGCAGTGTGAAGTGATACCTGTTCGTACCAGTTTCGTGGGACTCAAACCGCAGCCTTGCATTGCGCGGGAACAGAACCTCACGCTCGCGGGCGTGCTGCGTATAGTTTGTCATGTCAACTGCACGCGCTCCACGCGCCGCTTTGATGACCATCACCGCGCCTTTGCCAGCTTCAGTTGGACGGTACTTGCTTTCATTGGCAAAACTCTCTGCGATCGCAGGGCTTCGGGTCGTTGACATAAAGCCGGGCTGCGACATGACATCGCCCGGTTTTAGATTTTCAAACCGGCCTACACTTTTCATTCCCCGCAAAACAGTGGTGTTCGAAATCAGTGACGATTTCCTCATGCTTGAATCTATCAGCGCAGACTCAGCCTTGTGCTCCTCACGCATTGCGCCTGTTCGCAGGGCAGTGTTCACCGTGTCAGCGCCGCCTGCACTGTAATCGCTCAACGCCCTTTCTTCGTCAGGGGACAAAGGCTTGCTGAGACTCGTTGCAGAAAACGTTCCGTCCTTGGATCGAGGATGCTCTTCCTCTTCGAATTGGGGTTCAGGTGCAGGCATCTACACAACATGCACTACGATTTTCTGCGGCGTTTTCGATACGACCTTGAACTTGGTGTTACGTCCCAGCATGATTTCTTGTTGCTGATAACGCGAACGATCTCCGAGAGCGTGGCTCATGTCCATAGCGTGTGTTCCTGCCGGTGCATGGATTTCAACGATTGAACCAAAGCCTGACGCTATCCTGGAGTTTGCCGAAGTTGAAACAAACGCCGGATCACGGAACGTTTGGCCAGCATCGGGGAAAGAGGCCAGATTAAAATTCACCCCACGATACAGCGTCGCGTCATTCTTGAGCAAGCCTTTGCCAATGGCGCTGTCCAGTGCAGCTATTTGCCTTTGCGATTGTGGAGAATTCAAGCTCTGCTTGGCAACACTGCTGATAAATGAACCACTTTCGGCGTCCCTCAAGTAGCCGTTGACCGCCGAGCCGTTTTGGTATTCCCTCGCTTGGTCTTTTTCCTCTTGTGAATAATCGTCAGGGCTCGCATCAGTAAGTGATGCAGCGAATCCCCCTGCTGCATCAGTGTGTGGCCCTGCCGTGCTGCCGGTAAACCTTCCGCCTGCGCCGTGCGTGCTACGATCTTCATGACTCGACGACAAGACCATCACCTGATTCAACGAACCGGCTCAAATCACCTCCAGAAGGAATACCGATTGGCTGGCCAGTACGCGGGTCAATGTCCTGCTCCGGGTTAAGGGCCTCGTTCGCTTTATCTTCAGCGATCAACGCTTGCTCTTCTTCTGGCGTCCTTGCATCAGGGATGACACCGCCCTTTTTCAAACGCTCGAACGATGTTTGCCAGGAATACGCGCCGTCCTGCCAGCCCTTGACGACGGCGGTGATCTCAGACGAGTTCAACGTGTGGTCGAAGAAGTCCAGATTGGGAATGACTTCGACCGCTTCCGGGTCAGCGTTCATCCACACAGCTAGATTCTTCAAAGCCTTTTCCAAACCGGCAGAGGCCGTCATCGTAATCTGTTTGAGCGTTGCCGCTTGATTGCCGAGGCGCAACTTCAACGCGTCACCAGACTCTGCGGTGCGCTGTTGATTGGCGAGGAGCTGAGCGCCCAGTGCAACGGCTCTGTCAAGTGCAGCTTGAATAGCTTGCTGCTGAGCGCCAACACCTGAGCCTGAGAACTCTAAAAACGCAGCACTGCCGCCCTTTGGAAGAACCCAGA